TATATATCAAGGAGATCAGAGATCAGTTTACACAGGAACAACTAAATGATTGGCAGGAAAAGACGGTAGGAACGGGTAGGTTTTTTGCCTTCGATCACTTTGGTTCTATCTCTAACGACGAGATACTGGATCGTGTACGGTACATGGCAAAAGCTTTGGATTGCAAGTGGGTGTTCCTCGACCATCTATCTATCCTTGTCTCTGGGCAAGAGGACAATGGAGATGAGCGTAAGTCTATTGATATTCTTATGACCAAGCTACGCTCTCTTGTTGAAGAGACAGGCATTGGCTTGCTGCTGGTCAGTCACCTACGTCGCCCATCAGGTGACAAGGGGCATGAGGATGGCCGTGAGGTGAGCCTATCGCATCTACGTGGGTCAGCATCTATCGCTCATCTAAGTGATAGCGTAATAGCCTTGGAGCGCAATCAACAGGCTGATGATCCAGTAGAAGCTAATACAACTACACTACGTATTCTAAAGAACAGATATACAGGAGACACAGGGATAGCTACACATCTTCATTATGATAATCAAACAGGTCGCATGACACAGATTGATAATCCTTTTGTTGAAAATGAAGACAATCAGGATATTCCTTTCTAGATATGAAAGCTATTGTAGATATTGAAACAGATGCTATTGATGCTACAGTTATCCACTGCATCGTAGCCAGAGACTATGACAACGGTACTGAGTGGTCATGGGTAGGTGAGGAGTGTCGCGAGTTTGCAGCGTGGTCTAAGAATGTAGAACAATTTATAATGCACAATGGCATTAGCTTTGATGCACCTGTCTTGAACAGACTAACAGGTTCTACAATACAGCTACGTCAAATCCGTGACACCCTCATTGAATCACAGTTGTATAACCCAATCAGAGAGGGCGGTCACTCCCTCAAAGCATGGGGTGAGCAACTGGAGTTTGCAAAGATAGAGTTTCAGGAGTTTGAATACTACACACCTGAAATGCTAGAGTACTGTAAGCAGGACGTTAGGCTTACACATAAGGTTGCACAGTATCTTGATAAAGAAGGTGCTAAGTTTTCTAGTAAAAGTAAAAGACTAGAGAACTGTGTACGTGCAATTGTAGATCAGCAGGAAAAGAATGGCTTCACACTTAACCTTCGTGGTGCCATGCTGTTACTGTCTGAGTTGCAAGAGGAAGAGGATATCTTGATTGCTAAAGCTACTGAGATGTTTCCACCAAAAGAGTTACAACTAAAAACAAAAGTAAAGTACATTCCATTTAACATAGCTTCACGTAAACAGATTGCAGAAAGACTGATGGAGAAAGGTTGGGAACCTAAACATCACACAGACAAAGGCAATATTATTGTTAATGAAGAAACATTAAGCCATATCAAAATGCCTGAAGCTCAGATGTTTAGTAGGTTCTTTTTGCTACAGAAGCGTACAGGAATGTTAAAGTCGTGGATCAAAGAGTGCCACGACGACGAGAAGGTTAGAGGCAGGGTAATGACGCTCAAAACTGTGACGGGCCGTATGGCTCACAACAGTCCTAACATGGCTCAAGTTCCTGCTTCTTACAGTCCTTATGGCAAAGAGTTTAGATCGCTGTGGACTATCTCTGATCCAGAAAAGTACAATCTAATAGGTACAGATGCTTCTGGATTAGAGCTACGCTGTCTTGCACATTACATGCAAGACAAAGCGTACATTAATGAAGTAGTAAATGGTGACGTACATACAGCCAACATGAAGATGGCAGGGCTAACCAATAGAGACCAAGCAAAGACATTTATCTACGCATTTTTATATGGTGCTGGTGCTGCCAAGATTGGTAAGGTTGTTGGTGGCGGGTCTGCACAGGGAAGAGAACTTATAGAAAGGTTCTTAGGTAATATGCCAGCCCTTAAAAGACTACGCAACCAAGTTACTGAGGCTGCAACAACAGGTTCTATCTTAGGTTTGGATGGTAGACATCTAAAAATTAGATCAGAACATGCTGCACTAAATACTTTACTGCAAGGTGCAGGAGCAATCATTTGTAAAGAATGGTTAGTTCAAATAACTAGGATAATAAATGAAAGAGGAGTAGATGCTAAACTTGTTGCATCTATTCACGATGAGTATCAGTTTGAAGTTAGTGTAAAAGATACTCTTAATTTCTGTAGAATAACTAAAGAGGCTATCTTAAATACGTCTCGTAACCTATCTGTTGTGTGTCCACTTGACTCGCAATATAAAGTAGGCAAGACATGGGCAGAGACCCACTAATAGTAACTACTACTTAGCTTACTACGTAAGCAGTAGTTACTTATTAGGTTGACATCCCTGCTTGCTTGTAGTACCATACACAAACCAATCACAATGGAGAACAACATGACAAAATCAGTAGATAACAAAATCCTTCGTGCCTTGAAGAAGGGCATGAGAGTAACCCGTAAGACGGCTATTGAAAGAGGCTGGTGTGAGAACCTTACCGCCGCTATCTCTCGCCTACGTCAGAAGGGATATGTTATTGAAGCAGTCAAGGCAATGACCCCAGACGGTGATGCGTACACTCGCTATCGTCTAGTAGCGTAATGTCTTACGCCCGAGAGTATTCCGTAGGCAAGAAAGCAGAAGATTTATTTAAACAATCAATGGAAGATTTAGGATGGCACGTTTATGATGCAACGAAAGAGGAGAACATTAAGAAGCACATAGACTTTCATCTAGTAAATAGTAAAGAAAATAAATTTTTCTCTGTTGATGTTAAAGCTCAGAAGAAAACTAACCGCTCAGATAATAAAGTAAATAACGAGTGGCTATGGATTGAGTTTGTAAATGTCCGTGGCGCTTTTGGGTGGTTACATGGAGAGGCAGACGAGATTGCCTTTGAAAGAAACACAGATTTTCTTATGATTAATAGAAAAAGGTTAAAAGAATTTGCGTTTAAAAAAGTAGAGAATATAGACGTAGAACGAGCCTCAGATGCTAAGTATAAATTCTACAGCCGAAGAGGAAGAGACGACCTACTAACTCAAGTATCAGTTAATGACTTGATGAAAGAAGTAGAGTACAAATTAATTGACAAAGATTGTTGACTTATAAGATACCACATGTTATAATGTGTGTTCTTGTGTAGTAGACAAGATAGAAACTAAATTTAGAAACTCAAGGAGAAAATAAAATGGCTAACGAAAATTACGCAGACCCTATCTTTATCACTGGTGAAGCTTACTGGGCAAAGGTGTTTGAGCCTAACACGATCAACCCAGAGAAGCCTGAGTACACTATTGATATTTGTAATCTTGATCCTGATAATTTAAAGATTGCACAGGATGTCGGGCTGACTGTTAAGAATGTATCAGCAGAAAAGCCAGATGATAAGCGTGGTAACTTTGTTACACTCAAGCAATTCACTACAACCTATAACGGTGATCCCAGAAGTATTCGAGTAGTGGATGCACAACGTAATCCTTTCCCTGCTAATACACTAATTGGCAATGGTTCTAAGGTATGTGCTAAAGCATATCCTAAAGCATGGACCTTTGGTGGTAAGGAAGGCGTCAAAGGATATCTTGACTCCCTACAGGTTCGTGAACTTGTTGAGTATACAAGCAACGGTCCTGACTTTGATGTGGTCCCTGATGGATACACGAATGAAGAAGCGGTAGACTTCCCCCTCGCTTCGTAGTTTGAAAGGAGAAGAGGGGTATCTATTAATTTAGATACCCCTCTAATTTTTATGACAAAAACAATAGATACATTAGTCGAGGATATTTATAATTTATTTACCTTTGATCCTATTGATATGGATGAGGCAGAAGTAGACAAGCACATTGATACCTTTGGTGAGATGCTAAAAGTACATATAAAAACATTTATGTATGAGTCTCCTAAAGATCGCACAGCACTACGCCTCTCAGCTATTGGCAAACCCGATAGACAGCTATGGTATGATTCAAGAGTGGAAACAACTGAAGATTACTTGAAACCTAGCACACGAATTAAGTTTTTGTATGGATATATTTTAGAGGAACTGCTGCTGTTGTGTGCGTCTATATCTGGACACAAGGTTACAGATCAGCAGAAAGAACTTACTATTGAAGGTGTTAAGGGCCATCAGGATTCACTGATTGATGGTGTGCTTATTGATTGTAAGAGTGCATCAGGTAGAAGCTTTGATAAGTTTAGGCGTAACGATTTAGTAAACGATGATCCCTTTGGTTACATTGCACAAATCTCTGCGTATGCACAGGCCAATGGACTAGATGAGGCTGGCTTTCTTGTGATAGATAAATCAACAGGAGAGATTTGTTTGTCTAGAGTACACTCAATGGAGATGATAAATGCCAAAGAAAGAATTAAGAAACTCAAGCAAATGGTTGCGAAGGAAGCCGCAATCCCTGATAGGTGCTATCCTGCTGTTCCTGATGGTAAGTCTGGTAACATGCGTCTTCATATTGGTTGTGTGTATTGTCGCCATAATAGAGAGTGTTGGAGTGATGCAAATGAGGGCAGAGGCTTACGTACATTTAAATATGCGTCGGGCAAAAGACATCTGGTTAAGGTGGCAAAGACGCCAGACGTAGAGGAAGTCCATTACTAAATGCACTGGGACTACGATAGGAAGCTAGACATACAAAAGTATTTTGGTTTTGTATACTGCATCACCAACACAAAAACTAAGAAGGCTTACATAGGGTGCAAGCAGTACTGGACTTATCGTAAAGGTAAAAAGAAAAAAGAATCTAACTGGAAAGTCTATGCTGGTTCTAGCAAACATCTTAAAGAAGACATAGATAAGTTTGGTAAGGATACTTTTAAATTTAAAATCTTAGGACAGTTTAAAAACAAACGAAGCTTAAAGTATTATGAGTGTTACCACCAAGTTATACGACATGTCCTTACTGCAAAACTAGAAGGAACGGACGAGCCAGCCTACTATAACAACTGGATAGGCGGTAAGTTCTACAGACCAGTACAGGACTTTAATGAAGATGAATGAAGAGCTTATTGAATCTTTATACGATCAAGTAAATAAGAACCCACACAAAGTTTTATATATATCTGTTATCTTACAGGCGTTGCTAGACTTGCTCAAGGTTGAACGAGAAGAAGAGGCAAGCAGTATTACCTTGGAAAGGGATCAAGCACGGGCTTGGTTCTTTGCTTCTATTGGTGTTACAGCCGACGACTTTGATACTGTCTGTACCTATGCAGGACTTGAGCCACGCAAGGTACGAAGCTTTGCTTTAAAAGTTATAGACACAGGAGATCAAGAAAATGTCAGAAGAAGAATCAGCTTACTCCTCTAACGAAGGGCCAGACGATTACTATCTAAGACAGTTTAGAAAACAAAGAAAAAGTAGAGAAGAAACCAATACCCTAACCAAGCAGGTTGGGGGAAATCATTACAAAGATTGTGGCATCCAACCAGTAGAATATATTCATGCCAATAGCCTTGACTACTTTGAGGGTAACGTGGTAAAGTATATCACTCGCCACCGTGCTAAAGGAGAGGGAGAGAAAGACATCAGAAAAGCTATACACTATGCGGAGTTAATCTTAGAATTATATTATAACAAGTAGAAGTAAAAGGGGAAGTGTATGTCTATGTTTAAATCAAATCGAAACCCACAGTTCAGGTCTAAGTTCAGCGAGGACATTTTTAATACTAAGTACTCACACACAGGAGCGGAGACTATGCACGAACTGGCATGTACTCTGGTTGAGGATGTGTGTCAGAGCTATCTTACTCGTGATGAGAAGGACGAACTGATAGACCATATGTCTAATCTTCGCTTTCTTCCAGGTGGTAGATATCTATATTATGCTGGTAGAGAGAAAAAGTTTTTTAATAACTGCTATCTGCTACGCGCTGAAGAGGATACCAGAGAAGATTGGGCTGACTTATCATGGAAGTCTGAGTCCTGCTTGATGACAGGTGGCGGCATTGGCATTGATTATTCTGTGTATCGTGGTGAGGGTGCGTCACTAAAAGGTACAGGCGGCACAGCCAGTGGACCTATACCCAAGATGCAAATGATTAACGAGATTGGTCGCAGGGTTATGCAGGGTGGTAGCAGACGTAGTGCTATCTACGCATCTCTTAATCATCAGCACGCTGATATTATGCCTTTTCTTAATGCAAAGAACTGGGCAGACATGCCTGTTGGTAAGACAGGCCAAACTTACTTTGATGTTAAGCAAGACGACTTTGACTTTCCCTGTCCTCTTGATATGACAAACATCAGTGTTAACTATGATACTGATTGGTTACTTAACTATTGGGAGACAGGAGATATAGGAGATGTCTTTAGGTATAATGTACGTCAGGCTCTTAGAACTGCGGAACCAGGGTTTAGCTTCAACTTCTTCGAGAAAGAAAATGAGACGTTGCGTAATGCCTGTACGGAAGTTACGTCTGAAGATGATAGTGATGTTTGTAATCTTGGCAGTCTTAACTTTGCTAGGATTGATGACCTCGGCCAACTCAAAGATGTTGTCCAACTCGCAACCAAGTTTCTCCTGTGCGGAACCCTACGCGCACAACTACCTTATGATAAGATTCGTCTTGTTAGAGAAAAGAACAGGCGGCTTGGGCTTGGCCTCATGGGGCTTCACGAATGGCTTATCCAGCGCGGTCACCGATATGAAACTACTCCAGAAATGCACCGCTGGCTTAAAGTTTATGAAGCAGAATCCGACAAAGTTGCAAGAGACTTTTCAAAGGAGCTATCAGTTTCACGACCAGCAGCAGTTAGAGCTATCGCGCCTACTGGAACAATCGGTATTCTGGCTGGAACTTCCACAGGTGTTGAGCCTATATTTGCAGTCGCATATAAACGCCGCTACCTCAAATCTAAAAAGTGGCACTATCAATACGTGGTAGATAGCGCAGCACAAGAGATGATTGATCTGTATGGTGCCAAGCCAGACAAGATTGAGTCTGCTATTGATCTTGCTACTGACTATGAACGGCGTCTAAGCTTTCAGGCTAACGTGCAGGAGTATGTAGATATGTCTATCTCTAGTACTATTAACCTTCCTGCATGGGGTACAGAGGACAACAACGAAGACGGTGTAGAGGATTTTGCACAGACGTTGGCTAAGTATGCTCACAGACTACGTGGTTTCACTTGCTTCCCCGATGGATGCCGTGGTGGTCAGCCTCTTACTGTTGTCCCCTATGCTGAAGCTGTAGAAAAACTAGGCGAAGAGTTTGAGGACAACGTACAGACACATGACATCTGCGACATTAGTGGTAGTGGTGGAGTGTGCGGAGTATAAAAAAAGACTTGCATATTGTAAAAAAATAATATATAATATATAAGAAGCTGCCATTGTGGGGCTTCACTAACTCGCCAAAGGAGAAAAATATTATGCCAAATATTACAAGAAC